CTGGTTAGTTTCTCTGTTCTTTATAGTGTCCTGATTTACCGGATACGGTTTTACCGGATACGGTTTTTCAGGAAGTGGTGAAATTTGAGGCGTATCATAGATAAAATAGACATGTGCGTTGAACCTACCGCCTGTTCGTTCTTCTTCTTTGATGATGTAGCCGCATTCGATCAGGCCAGCGATCACCTTGTAGGCTTTGTCCCTGCCCCACTTGAAGCGTTTACGGATATCTGTGGGTGATAGCTGCCATGACGGCGGCTTTGACAGCAAATAGACCATCAGAGCAAGCCCCTCACCGCTTACCCGGTCATCATTCAGCAGCGCGTTAGGCAGCACGGTAAAGTTTTCCGTGAGCGCGCTTCTGTTGATGAACTGATCGGTCATATCCACAGCACCTGCGTCATGCCGCTGTCGTCATCCTTGTCCCAGACGAACCACGCATAAGCTGTCGTGCCGCTCGTATAGACCGGCGTGTTACTGTGGATGTAGTCACCGCGCCAAATGGTTAGGCGCTGACTGAACACATGCACTCTTGACGGCGGATTGATGCTGAAAATGCTGTAATGTCGCTTGACGCCCTCAAGGAACGACAGACGCAGAAGCCATGCGTGTTTGGGTACGTCCAGATGTATGGCGTGCTTTACAAACTCGTCGGCCAGCTTGTAAGGCGGGTTTGTGACTAGGCTGTCGGCTTTGCGTTCTGTCTCCATCAGGAAATCGACGCCCGCATCACAGAATCCGTAGTCGTTTAGGTCGCTGCTAATGGTTTTATAGCCGTTGTCCTCAAGCACCACAGAGATAGCGCCATCACCCGCAGCCGGTTCCCAGACGGTTTCGTCAAAGTCCTCGACCTGCAACAGCTTTTCGGTTGCCTTGAACGGTGTCGGATACCAATCGTTCTTCTCACGTTCAGCCATTCACTCGTCTCGCAGTAATCTCGCGCCATAGGACGCTGATGTCAGTCAATTCGCTGTCCGGCAGGGCTATCGTCTTGCCGTGGCCAAAGTCCTGCACCTGTGCGCGCTCAAGAAACCTTTGCTTTGATGCCCAGCCGACGATGCCGATGGTGTCTTTGACTTGTTCGCAAGAAACCACCACATCAGCGCGGAACTTTTCCGGTGTGCGGAACAATGTGTTCTTGCCGCTAAAGCGCGCTTTCACGTCGATGCTGACATCCCCGGCGAATAGATCGGCACCGCTGTCGATTCCAAGGTGATACGGGTTGAAATCCAGCCCTAGCGCCTTTGCTACGGCGCACTCTGCGCGGATGCCAAGCAGATCAATGTCACCGGCACCCTGAGGTGCTTTGCGTTGCTCTTCAATGCCGCTTGCACGGCTTATCTGCCAGCGCATACGGCTGGCTTGCTTGCACTGGCTTTCCTCTTGGCGTGACAGCCTGACGATCATTTCCGTAGAAACCCGGTCGGCTGATAGCCAGCGCAATCATGTTGGAAGCTGTCCAGACGCGCGCAGCGGTCGCAGATACGGTGACCGGCGTGGTACGAGCAAAAATCCCTGCGACATCGCAGGCAAGACCTTTGCTTCGTCCTTTTGTCGGGTTTGATGTAGCCCGAAAGGTTCAGCCCTTCCTTATTCACCGGCCTTACTGCCATTGTGCCGCCCCATTAGCAGATCGAAAAAGTCAGCCATAGGCAGGACGACCAACTCCGGCTTGTTATCTGCTTTGAGAACAAGCGCGTCGTTGTCTTCCAGCCATCCGTAGATTTGTTTGAAGCCGTTGCCCCGGCACTTGATTTCCAGCACCCACTCGTCAACGTCGTTCTTGATTACAACGTCGCCCTTGATGCTGGCACCGCCGGATAGCGGCACGCGGTAGGCGTTCAGCCCATGTGCTAGAGCCTTGAGCCGGACGTTGTTTTCCGTCCTGTAGCCTTTATCGCGCTGTGCTTTTGACATTAAACGCCACCTTCGGTGTGGGTTTCCACGTCGGCGCGACCTTCTCCATCCAATGCCTTGCACATAAGGTCTTGTTGTCTTCCTTCGTCAGCGCAGGACGCTTGCAGACATCACACTTGTCCATTTTCCGCCTCACTAATGACCCAATCGGCGCTGGTCACCTGCCCGTCTGTCATATGATCTATCTGAGCCATGTGTTTGCCCGAAGGCAGACACTTCTGGTTCAGCCACTTCCAGACAGCGACATTTGAGACGCCGATTTGCTTGCTAAATGCTGTAGCAGACAGCTTGTTCTGCACTAGATATTGATTCAAACGCATGATCACCTCTAACCATTGGTAAACTAGGTTTAGATCAAACGCTTGTCAAAGGCATTATTAATCGCTAAGTTAATTCTCTAACCACAGGTTATTGCGAAAAGAGAAAGGTGATATTATGAAAGGCAAACTGATTACGGCTCATTGGTATCCGCCGACGGTTTGCAGCAAACCTATACATCGGGCGCGGAAAGATTCTAAATCGGCGCTTTGCATTGGTTTTGCTGACTTAATAGTTTCGAGGACTACACATGGAATACCCAAACAACCTATTGGCGCTGCGGACGAAGCTCCGCCTGTCCCAAGCTCGTGTGGCTGACGCGATTGGCGTCTCGCAACCGGAATATGGACGCATTGAATTAGGTAGGCGACAAATCGGTACGCACGCGCAGAAACTGGCGGATCTGTTTGAGGTGGACATAGACGCATTAACAGAGCCGCCAGAAGTGCCGGAGCATGATCAGGGATATGTGAGCCTGACAATGCCAGTACATGGCAGGCCGATTGATCGCATGAGATTAGACTTCACATGCGAGAGTATAGAAATGACAAGTAAGCCATCCCACATGGCTGGGAACAAAGATGCCTACGCCGTATATTGCCCCGGCGATCATATGGCACCACGGGTGCGCGCAGGCGAACTGCTGTTCATTGACCCGTGGCGCGCTATCAAAAGCAGTGACCTTGTTCTAGTCCAGCTTAACGATAACGACGAGCGCGCAATCTACGAATATGTCAGCGAATCGGATCGATCGCTGACACTCAAAAGCCTTTCTTCTGACGAGCCAATCGTCTTGGAAAAGTTTGAAGGCCAAGTCGTTCACCCCGTTGCAGGAATCAAATTCCTTTAACGTAGGTTAATTTGACCTTTACAATGCGTTTAGCTAACTATAAGTTAGACGCATGGACGACGAGAACCAACAAAAAGGCGGGGATGCGTCAGAGCGGCGCGTCCCTGATTTTTTCAGCAAATTTAAGCTGCCACAGGATGCGCTAAACGAGCGTCAGACTACTTTTGGCGGCAGTGATGCTAATAAACTCGCAGGTGCAAACGAAGAGATTATCAACCGCCTTTGGGAAGAAAAGTGCGGGTTGGTAGAGCCTGACGACCTGTCTACCGTCTGGCCCGTCCTTATGGGCTGGACGACCGAGGATTTGAACGTCGCATGGTTTGAGTATAAGCACCAGAAGACCGTCAAGAACCAACAGCTAGTCATCCGGTCAAAGAGACTGCCTTTCATGCGCTGCACTCTCGACGGGAGCGTAGACGATTGGGAAGGCGCGCAAGCTGTCTTTGACGCCAAGTGGACCGCTGGCCGTCCTAAAAAGGGCGAAGCGTGGCAGGATGTCATCCCTCGCCTGGTGAAAGGCTACAGCCCACAACTGCATTGGAATGGCCGCTTGCTGGAAGAGCATACCGGCAAGAAGGTCAAGTTTGGCATCCTGCACATCATCAGAGCCGGTGACGAACCTACCACCCACGTTATCAAGCTAGACCGTCACTACACCGACCATCTGATCGACTTGGCGACAGAGTTTATGCACTGCGTCGAGACAGGCCATCCATATTACATCCCCATCCCGGTCAATGCCCCCGTCCCGCCGGACGAGCGCGTTCCGTATGACATGACGGAGCATAAGAAGGCGCTGGACTGGAAGCGGTTCGCCGAGACATGGACACAGACCTATGGCGCTGCCCAGTCCTTCAAGGACGCTGAGACGGCCATCAAAAAGCTAGTACCGCGTGATGCGTCGGAAGCATCCGGCCACGGCATCCGTGTGCGTGTGAACAAAAACAACTCAAAGAGGATTGAGGTAGATGAGTGAATTAGCGAAGGCGTTGTGTGAGTACCAGCGGCAGACCGGCGGGTTTGAGGCAGACAAAAAAAGCACACACAGAAACGTGCCTGCCTACGCATCCATCGGCGCTGTCATCAACAACGTCAAGAAGGCTAACGCCTTTGGCCTGACCTTTACGCAAGAAGTGGACTACGAGAACGACGTTACGTTTGTGCGTACAGTCATGATGCACACCAGCGGTGAAGCGCGCATGAGTCGCTACCCAATCTTTGTCGATGACAAGACCAACAGTCAGAAGATGGGTGCTGCCATCACCTACGCCAAGCGTTATGCGCTTGCTTCTATGTTCGGCACAGAAAAAGGCGTCGAAGACACGGACGATGACGGCGAGTCAAATGGCCTACTGAACGACGCGCCGAAACAGGTTCCTCCGAAGCCCGCAGCAGCAACAGCATCTGATAGCGTCTCCCCTTCAGATGATGCGGGCCACTTGGCTGGCGGCGGGCTACAACCTGTCGCCAGCCCTCTTTCGGAGATTGCCGACGATACTTTAGTTGAGATGATCAAAAACGCATCCGTCGAAGAATTAGACGAGGTGCTGGCGAAGGTAAAGAAAATCACAGTCTTAGAATCTGGTTGGCGCGCAAGGGGCGGTAAAGACATTCAAGACGACGAAGTCAAAGAGAAGTTCACAAAGCAGAAAGGAAAAATAATCAATGGCTGAAGAACAAAAGCGCGTCATGTACGGCAAGGACGACATGACAATGTCGATCAATGATCGTCGCCCCGGTTCGGGGGATGGCCGCAAGACCGAGGATTGGCACGCTGATTGGGGCGGGCAACTCGTCGTCGGTGGGCAGACCTACTACGTCGATCTGTACCAGAAAAACGGATCTTGGATTGCAGGCAAGCTCAAGCCTGCGAAGAAGTCAGATGTCGCCGACGAAATACCATTCTAACGCCTTCGTTGGCGACTTATTCCGCGCCAGCGGTTCGGCTTACATCACACCGGATCGCTGGCAGGAATTTTGGGAATTTGGGCTGGTGACAACAGACAGTGACTGCATGTCGCCACGCCTCACCGAAGACGGATTATGGCTTTTGAAATATGTCACTCAAGGATGGAAGGCAGCATCCCGTTCTAGCGGTGGTAGATCCGCAGGGTTTGTTGCTGGTGATTGGGCGCACCCAAGCACGATTGGCTATGACGCCGACGATGATGCGCCAGAAGGCGATTGAATTACTTAGGTATGCGGAAGAAGCGGAGCGCGAAAAAGACCAAGCCGGTTGCAGCAAATAGATACGACAAGTGCGCGCAATGCGGTGAGACGTTCAATTGGAAGTACCAAGGGGTGGCTAATGGAGCGGGTGAATACTTCTGCGGGCTTGAGTGTCACGAGAGATATTGGAGAGACGAGGAAGCATGGAAGGCGTTGTAACAGAGCGCGACATTCTACGCGCACTCAAAGACTACACAGAGCTACGCGCCGTCCTCGTTATCAACGGGAGAGAGGTGGACTTGCACCTGTCCAACTTGAAGGAACCAACGTGGATGATCAGCGAATGCGATCAGGAAACGAAAGAATTGGCTTTGCCGGTCGTGCGACGGCTGTACGAAGCCTTGTTTGCGGAAGGCCGGTATCGTGCATAACGGTTGGAGACGGCACTTTTGCAAAACGCTTGGGGATGGATTTATGCCCCAACTGCGTGACAGCCCTCACCAGTAACCAGTGTGGTGTTTGCGGGCTGACCATCAACAACTCAAAGGAGACTGATAATGGCACTGGCGAAAAAGAAGAAGAAGGCGCTTGGATCTGTGAGCGCAGTCAAGAAGCTGAAGGATTTGGTTGCGAACAAGCCAGCCAACAGCGTCGTGATGACGTTCACGCCCGTTGTGGCCGAGTATATTCTGGACAACATGAATGTGGGCAACCGTCCGCAGAAGCCGTCGAGGATAGTGCGTTACGCTGCCGATATGGCTAATGATAAATGGTCTGTCACAGGCGAAAGCATCAAGTTTGGTGCTGACGGCAAGCTGAAAGACGGACAGAACCGGCTGGCCGCATGTGTGCGCTCCAACTCCCCGTTCGAGTCGTATGCTGTGTTTGGCATTGATCCTGAATCTTTCAGCCAGATGGATGTCGGCGCTAAGCGAAGCGACAGTGATGTGCTGTCCATCATGGGTGTGCCAAACGCTGAAAAGGTAAGCGCCATCATTCGGATGCTTATGTCCTGGGAATCGAACAAAACCGAGACAAGCGGCAGTCATAGGATGCCCGCTGACGTGCGCGCCTACTATGAGGAACGTATTGACGCCGATTTGATGCAGCGTGCAGTCAAACTTAGCAAGGCTGTCTACAGTACGACGCAACTGCCGCGCAGCATCACTGGCGCGCTGTACTACCTAGCTGTGGTGCGTGGGCATGAGAAGAAAGCAGAACAATTCATGCAAGACCTTGAGAAAGGTTTCGGCAAAGGTCCGCGTTCACCTGTCCGCTATGTGCTGCAAACCATTATGAAATGGAAGAGCGAACAGCAATTCAAGGTGACGCATCATCACTACTCGATTGTTCTGTCGCGCGCATGGCATTCGTTCAAGAACGGGCGCGCTTGCACCCGTGAGCAAATGATCGTCACTCGCGAAGATACAATGGCGGTGATTTAATGACTGCGTTCTACACACCGCAGGAGCTTGCTGAACGCTGGAAAGTGTCGGCACGCACTGTGGTGCGTATGACCGAGGCAGGCGATCTGCCTCACATCAAAGTGGGTAAAAAAATAAGAATACCAGCCCACGCCCTATCAACTGTCGAAGGAGACACGACATGCACAACTACCAACTTAAACGAAGAAAAGGCCGCGACACTTGGCACATATATTGGACCGAGCGTGGCGAACAAAAGTGGGCTTCAACTGGCACGTCAGATGAGGCGCTTGCAAACACGTTCCTGACGACGTTCAAGAAACTTCAACAGACGCAGGAATATGTGAACGTAGGTGAAATCTTGCACCAGTTTACGGTACGGGATTACGCCCCACGCGCAGTCTCAATGTCCCGGCACAACTCCATACTCAACCAGCTTGAGCCGCTTCACGATTGCGATCCGCTGGATCACGAATCCTTCGAGGATGCTGTGTTCAAATGGAAGCAAGAAAGGCTGGCAAATGTGTCAGAGGTGACGATGGCGCGTGAACTAGCTGTGCTGATTGCGGCCTTAAACTGGGCGGCAGACAGAGAGCGGGGGAGGATGATACGCGGTGTGCCGTATATACCTAGGAACCGCTATCAGAAGGTGGCGCGCATCAGGTGGCTGGATACAGAAGAACGTACCCGGTTGCTACAGGCGTTGCCCCTGCAACCGTTGTATCTGCGCCTTGCTATCGGCATTGCAATCTCTACGGCAGCACGCAAGACGGCCATCCTGGGGCTGCAAAAGCACCAGATTAAATGGGGGGAAGGTCAGATCGACTTTCATGCTCCTGCGGACGGCAAGAAGCGGAAAGCTAGGCGGGTGTGTGATATCACCGGCATGGTAGAGCCGTGGCTTAGAGAGGCGTTTGATACGTCACAAACTGGCCACATTATTGAGCGCAATGGTAAGCCGGTAAGGGATATCCACACCGAGTTTAAGGCACTGTGTCAGAGCCTTCATTTGGTTAATTTCCGCTTCCATGACCTACGCTCAACATGGGCGGCTGGCGCAGCACTGGACGGCGTTCCTATGGAGCAAATCCGCGATGCGCTAGGCCATTCGACGGTCAAGATTACTGAACAGCACTATGCTCAGATCCATCCTGACCATCGTGCCGACGCCCGTGAATATGCCAAACGGACCTATGCGTCTCATATGACGCAACAGGTATGACAAACTAAACACAACCTACTGATTTACATAGATTTCTACGGCACTCTCTCCGCCATTAGTTTCTATGTATTTCAGTAGGTTACACGGATTTGTCATACCCCGTGTCATACCTTATTTTCGGCTATAAAATTTGGTGATTCCGCGCATCCCTACGCTACTGGCTACGAGCGCGCCAAGACTCACCTGATACCACGTTGGCATCTGTTGCAATGCTTGGAAGCCGTTGAACACAATCTCACGCCCCCAATCACCGCAAAATGCCAACACCATTGGTATTGCAAATAGCAGTGAGAAAAACTCGTCACGCCAGCTTGAAGACATTTGCTTGGCGGCTGTCAGATCGTAATCAATTTCGCCTGTGGCCTGCTTCTCTGCAATGACCGCCTCTGCGCGCTTCATTGCTACTTCTGCTTGTGTCTGCGCTTTCTGCTTTTCGACACGTCCCTCAAGCCATGTGCCTGCGAGTGATGCAATCGGTCCTAGAAACTGGATCATTGTAGAGCCTTCACGTCTGTTGCAAAGCACAGCATTTCTTTGTTCACAGGCATCCGCTCTTCCCATTGGATCTTAGTGCCTGCAACGTGACATTGAGCCATCGTTTCATGTTCGCTCAAGACCTGCACGGTCAACTCGCCGTTCACTTCGGCGATGACCATCAGCAACAGCCAAGTCACTTATCTTCGCTTTTGCCAAGCCACACAGCAAAGCAAGCACTAAAGCAGCCAAAGACGACGCTACAGAAGCCGCTTTGCTCTATCGTGGGATTGTCTAAGGTTGTGTACCAGCCCACCACGTTGAAGCACATGATTGTGATTGCCAGCATCATCAGACGTGGCATCAGCTTCCATTGCAGTATGCGCTCAAATGTCAACTCAGCCATCGTACCATTCTCCACTTAGCATCATGCCAGCGAGGTGTTCGCTGCGTTTGCCGATCTGCTTCGCCCAACGCGAATCTAACATTTCGTGGCTTGCGAGGGTGTAGTCACCTACAAGC